CCAACTGTTAGTCCGTTGTTAAGCATCTGACCTTCAGTAACGTTGAAGCTTATCAGCTGACCATTAGACTCTGCCGATACCGTCACTTCAGTTGCTTCGAATGTTCCTG